GCCGGCCCTGATGCGTGCCTGGGAGTTCGAGGAGGAGTTGGCATGAAAGCCGCCGCCGTCGCCTTGAAGCGCACCGGCGGCACCCTTCAGGTCCTCCTCGTCCGTTCGTCCACGAACCGGCGCTGGGTGCTGCCTGCCGGCCATCTCCACTCCTACGAGAACGAGTCGACGGCAGCCCTGCGTGAATTGGAAGAAGAAGCCGGCTACAAAGCGATCGCCCAGCACGAGCCGATCGCCTGGTATGTACCGGAGGGCAAGCGCGAGGGAGTAGCCTGTATCCTCTGCTGGAATATCAGGAAGCTGGCCGAAGCCGAGCCCGGCCGGGCTCCGACGCTGGTGGCGGTCTCCCGGGCGAAGCGCCTCCTGGCCCAAGAGCGCTCCGAGAAGGAAGCGGAATACCTCTCTTTCGTGCTGGACGAGGCGGTCACGGCGTTTCTGCTGGAGGAGGCCAAGCATGAGAATCCGCATACGCTCCGGTGAGGAGCATCCCCAGGCGAAGTTCACGAATACGGAAGCGGACCAGCTCCGCCAGCGCTTCGAGGACGAGGCGACGACCTCCATCCGGGCGCTCGCCCGCGAGAAGGGCGTCTCTCCGCAGACGATGGCCGATGTGATCAACGGCAAACGCTACCGCTGATCCCCTTCGTCCTCCACCTCGTAACTCAAGACATACGCATAGCCGGGTCGATAGTCGCTTGACTCCGCCGTTGCCGTCACCGAGACGACCGTCAGGTTCAGGTGTCCCCACTTCGCCTCCGCGTCATTCAGCCCCTGCTCCAGGCCCTCCAGCTCTGCCGTCCAATACACAACAAAGCGTCGCATTGATTTCCCTCCATTTCCTCGTTCCTCAACCAATCGCAGATTCCTCCTCCAAACCCAGCGTTTTCGGTTGACAGTCTGATTACTGTCCAGTATAGGCTTGATTCCGTGACAGTCGAACTCTCCAAGACCTATGACCGGGCTACCGCCGTTTACCTGGTCCGCTGCCACGGCACGCATGAGGACGGTTCTCCCTGCCTCGCGCTCGTGCCGGTGCAATTGCAGGAGAAAAGCGTCTGTCGCGCCTGCGGGCTCATGTTCCCGCCGTACGCCGAATACTGCCTCCTTTCACGGACGAAGATCGCTGCCTCGCTTGCGCCAGAAGACTTCCTTCCTTCCGGGTCCGATCAGTAGGGGATCGGACCCGGAGCCTTTCTAAGGAGGTGAAGAGTGCCGGTACACGCCTGCACGGGAGACGGCGGAAAACCAGGGTGGCAATTCGGTGAGACGGGTGCATGCTATACCTATGAGGCGGGCAACGAAGCAGCCAGCAACAAGGCAAAGCAAAGAGCTTACATTCAGGCCGCGGCCATCGAACAGAGCCAGCGTCGCCGGGGTGAGACACCCAAAACCGTGATCGAACTCACCATTTCCAAGCAGTTTGAGACAACGATCAACGCACCGCCGGTGATCGATCCGCAGATCATGGCGAAGATCAACGCCATGGCTCCGGAGCCGGTGCCGCCCGAGCAGGTTTATTTTGCGTGGGCGCATCTCGCCAACGACCAGTACGACCGCAGCTTCGAGCGCTTCCCGGTCGATTATCTCCAGCGGTTCGCGGAGACCATCGTCGGCAAGAGTCTTCTGCCCGGCCACGATCGGGGCGCGGTGCCGCTAGGCCGCTGGGTCGCCGCTGAAGTGGTCAAAGGCGACGACGGCGCGACCCACCTGAAGGCCGGCTTCTACGTGCCGGCCAGATCGGATATCGCCGCCCGGGTCCGGATGGGCGTGGCCCGCGACGTGTCGATTTCCTACAAGGGAGCGCAGCGCAACTGTGACCTGTGCGGCTCACCGTATGACGGCCCGAAGGGCTGCGAGCACGAGAAGGGTCGCGACTATGACGGCCGGATCTGCACCCTGACCTACGGCGGGGATACTTCCCGGGTGGAAGCGATCGAGGGCAGCCTCGTATGGCTCGGCTGCCAGCCCGGCGCCCAGGTGGTCGGGAACAAGGCGGCGGACCCGTATTCGGCGGTCCTGGCCGTGAAAAGCGTGGAGGAGAGAATGGAGAAGAGTGCCGAGTTCGTTGCCCTCGAAGCCGAGTGCAAGGTCCTCAAGGATGAGAACGAAGAGCTGAAGCGCAAGGCCGCGCTCGCCGAGGACGGGATCGCCTATCACACCTTTTTGAAGACGGAGATCGCCACGAAGCGCGCCGCCTGCTCGGGCAAGGCCGAGGACGTGGAAGAGTGGCTGAAGACGCTTGATGGCGCGACCCTCCCCATCCTTCGCAAGCAGCTCGAGCTGGCGCAGACCGCCTTCGACGAGAAATTCCCGCCCGCCGTGCAGAGCAAGGTGCTGGGGAACGGCGAGGGACGCGCGGCCCAGGCGCCGGAGGGCTCGAACGGAGCGCCACCCGAGCCACAGGAGTTCGATCCACTCGCCAGCTACAAGAGTTTCCGCGCCGGCGCGATTGCCGCCGAGCGGGGGAGTTAGATCATGGCCTTCGTGACCCGGCGCGGCGGTGACCGCCTGAACATCTCCTTTACGCCCTCGACGGTGCCCAAGGGCTTCGGGGCGAGCTACGTCGCCGCCTGGGCCGCCGCGCTTACTCCGGCGCAGACGGTGCCGCAGGTGGGCGATCTTGTCAAGATCGACACTTCCGCCAACGATCTCGTGAAGCAGTGCGTCGCCTCCGACGTGCCCTACGGGATGGTCTGGAGCGTGAACTCCTCCAACGGCACGCTCTCCATCGTGAAATTCGCGGCGACGCGGCAGATCATCCTCGAGTACAACGGCGCCGTGACCATCGGTCACTCCGTCCAGGCGAACGGCACGCCGGGCGTGATCCCGATCGGCGGAGTGCTTCGCAACCAGGTCAAAGACGCGACCTTTGCGGCCGGCTCGGGGGTCATCTGGGCCGTGGACGAGCCGCGCACCGGTCTCCTTATCGTCGAGTTCCCCGGTACGGCAGCCACCGGCTAACACAGTTTCGGAGAGCGACCGGCGAGGTGTCAGGCGCCGGGGCGCTCGGATGAAGGCATACACCGTGGGTGAGTTACTTCGCGAATTTCAAGAAGGAGTTCGAGGACGGGCTGTATCACCAGGCGCAGGCGTATAAGACGCCCGCGCCGGAAGACTGGCGGCAGTCGAAGGTCATGTCGTATGAGTATGCCGCCGCGAAAGCCCGCGAGCTGGGCTTTTATCCCGAGGAGAAAGAGGCCAGGCGCCGCGAGCAACTGATGCTCAAGGCGTACGGCGTCCCCGAGTGGGCGACCGAGAAGCAGCGCCGCGTCTGCGCCCACGTCCGGGATTCCTGGTGGCTCGAGGAATACTTCCGCCAGCACAAGGTGGAGATGGAAGGTCCCACGGCTCCTAGCCTTGGCGCCGCCCTCGATGCCACGACCTCGAAGGCGTTCTCCGTGGTGCCCGCCGAGCTCACCGTCTTCCCATTTTTTTGGGATACTCAAATAGTCGAAGGTATTTTGGCGGTCCCCCTCCTCGATGTGCTGGTGATGGATACGGTAACCGTGGCCTCGGGAACGGCCGTCCACGCGGTCATGAACGAGACGCTGACCGATCGGCAGATGGGGGAGACGGGCGAGTTTGCTTCCTACCAGGAAGTGAACATCACCTCGACGGAGTCTCCCCTGCGGCTGAAGAAGTTCGGGGGCGCGGTGACCATTTCTGATGAGGCGATGCGCCGGCAGCGGATTCCCGTTTTCGCCAGGGGCATTGCCCGTATCGGGAGACAGATCGGGATTGATATGACCGATCTGGCTATCGATGTCCTCATCAACGGCGATACCACCTACGGCGGTATCAACGGGGCGGCTACCACCGTGGCGACGGCGGTTCCGGGGAGTCCCACGTACGCCGACTATGTCACGCTCACCATGAACTTCGACATCGGCTACGAGCCGACCGATGCCGTCCTCACGCGGAACGGTCTCATCAAGCTGCTGAACATCCCGCAGTTCCAGGACCCCTTGAGTGGGTTCAAGTTTCAGTCGCAAGGGGTTCTGCCGGAAGCGTTTGGCTTGCAGACACACAGATGGGACTCGGCGGGCTCCACAAGCTGGAACAGCGGCGCCGTCGGGACGGGGACTAGCTTGCTTATGGTGCAAAGACAGCGGGCCTTGATTCTTTACCAAGAAGGCGGGCTCTCGACGGAAAGCGACAGAGACCCACGGAGTGAGTCAACTTTTGTCAAGACCTCATGGTACTTGATTTTCGGTAAGTGGGACTCCAACGCCGTGCGCTTGGGTACTGGCTATGCCTAGAGACGTGGGAGTGCCTGGTTACTCTCAAGGGGAGGGCGTCTGATGCCGATCCCACGCTTCTGGGGCGGGGAGCTATCCGCCAGCGATCTCGCGCCCAGCTTCGCGCTGCCCTCCACGGCCCTCGCGCAGGGCCAGGTCACGCCCAACCAGCTCGGCGTCACCGTCTGGAACGCCTCGGGCGGGACCTTGACGGCCGGCACGCTGGTCTACATGAGCGGCTGGAACGCGGCCAACAGTATGCCGCAGGTCTCCAAAGCGGTCGCCACGTCGCTCGTGACCCGCGCCCAGTGGGTGGTGCTTGCCAGCATCGCCAACGGCGCCTCCGGGCTCGTCGGCCAGCACTTCCAGTTGACGGCGCAGAACACGAACGCCGCGACCGTGGGCGATCCGGTCTTTCTCGACGTGAACGCCGGCGGCTACGTGCTGACGGCGCCGGCCTCCGGCACGGTCAGCTTCCAGATCGTCGGCCGGGTGACGGTGAAGAGTGCCACGGTGGGTATCGTCGACTTCGACCTGCTCTCAGGTGGAGAGCCGGTGCAGATCCAGGAGATCCAGGTCGCCTTCATTCCCGGCACCATCCCGACGACCGGCTCGGCCGAGGCGATCGTGAATATCCCCTGCCCGGGGAACCTCCTGAACCTGCGGGTCGTCGGCAGCGCGGCGCTGGCAACCTCCGACAGCAACTTCATCCAGTTCGGCGTCGTGAACAAAGGCCAGGCGGGCGCGGGCTCCACGCAGATGCTCAACCAGGCCTCCGGCGCTTCCTCCACGAAGGCGACCGGCGGCGGCGCGCTCGTCGCCTACGGCTATACGGCGATGGTGCCCTCAACGACGCCCGCCAACCTCGTGGTGGCCCGCCGCGACACGTTGCAGATCACCGCCACGGTCACCGGCACGCTGGCGAATACGGTGCCGGAGGCGCAGGCGATTATCTCGATTCAACCGACGTAATCAGCCATGCCCCTTCCCGTGAGCGCTTCACTCGTAGAGGAGATCGCAGGGCTGACGCCCAGCCTCTTTAACCTGCCCGACCAGGCAAGCCTCGATGCGTTCGTGGGTAGGTTTATCAACCGAGCGGACGCCTGGATGCAGGGTCATATGGGGAGCAATTACAACATCACCTCCCCTGCTTGGGCAGCGGTCCTACAAGAGGAAGGCCAGATTTATCTGACGCTGGAGAAGCTCTCCGGCGCCTTGAAGTCGCTCAAAGTCCAAGGAACGCACTTTCCCTATGTTCAGGAGGACAGCCCAGCCTTCCAGACGCTGATCGAGACGAACTGGGGCGAGATGGCGATCGCGGCGCTCGATCTCTGGGTGACCCCGGAGATCGCTGCCAGCCGCGCTTTTGCGATGCCCCAGCTTCTCATTAGTGACGGGCTCGGCCCGGTAGAAAAAATGAACGACACATCCTTTCCATCGATGAGCGAGCAGTATAGCGAAGAGCTGGACTGGGCTCGCTCCCTGTCAGATCCGGACCTGGGGACTATCCGCCGGTAACTGAATACAGCAGCCGCTGCATGGGCAGTGGTTTCCGCCTGGCATGGGCCAGGTGACCGCGACCGGCATGGGCCGGTCGAAGGGGGAGACGATGACTCCTTCCGAATACGCGCGTGCCTGGAACAAGCGCGTGCGGGATTACGAACCGCGCATGAAGCGTGAGGTCCGCGCCCTCGGGCAACTCGCCAAATCCGTCAGCGACCGCGTCCTCAAGCAAGAGATCTATGACAAGCCTGAGGACGTGCGGCCTTCCGGAAAGCCGAAATGGCGGCGCACCAACCTCCTGGCCGTCTCCCAGACGGTAGACTTCGCTGAAGACGGCTACACGGTCGTGCTCGGCAACAGCGCCGACTACGCCGAGCCGCGCCACGAAGCGAACAAGCCCGACCGCCGGAAGATCAACCCCTACCGTACCGCCCACTGGCTGGACGACACGCTGCAGATCCTCTCCGAGGAGGTCCCGGAACGGCTGCGGCGCGCGCAGGCTGAAGTTTTCCGGGGGATCTGACATGCCACGCTTAGCGGGAAAGCAAGGGGCGATTTATCTCGGCGCCAACAAGATCGCCGACATCTTCAATATCACCCTGGAGATCGAGCAGGAGCTGGCCGAATGCTCGGTCAAGCTCGAGGTCCACGAACTCTACGTAGCCGGCGTCGTCCGCAGCCGCCTGACCGGCGAGCGTTACATTACCGATAGCGCGACGAACATCGGCGTGAACCCGGAAGTCGGTGGCTCTGTCATGGCGAAGAACCTGGTCGCCAACATCCCGGCGGTCGGCAACAACTACCTGGGCGCCACCGTCACCTGGTTCTTCCACACCATTGCCGGCGCGGCCAACAACACCGCCACTGCCGGCTTCAACGTGACCGGCGAGGGTTTCCTGGAGCGCGTCACCCAGCAGAACCCGCGCGGCGCCGCCTCCGAGGTCTGGGAGATCCGGAATACCAACGCCGTCGCCACGTTTGTAGGTTAGCCATGCGAAAATCCATTTCTGCCCACGAGCAGGAGCAGGCCGTCGCCCTCTTGAAGTCGCCGGCCGGGTCCTTTCCGGGAGCGGCGCCGGCCCGGCTGCACGGCCGTTATGCCAGTCTCTCCATCGACGCGATTGCCTCGCTCTTCTGCTTCCACTGGGAGTTCGAATACATGCAGGAGTTCGCGGATGCGACGGCGCACGGCGACTTCTGGCGCGTCCGTATCCCCGTTACCCAGGACTGGCAAGCCCGCGTGCAGGGCTATATGCCGCGCGCCGCCGCGAGCTACCTGGCCGCCATCGGCTCGCTGACGACTGATCCCGCCGTCATGACGCTGACGCTCTACAACGACGCCGGAACGCATGCGATCTTTACCGGCACCTGCTGGGCGCAGCGCGGCCGGGTCGTGGCCCCGATGGCGATGGTAACGCAGGAGATCGAGCTGGTTTCTGCCCAGGTGCCGACGGTGCTCGCCTGATGGA